GCTCCGCACCTAAGAAATCCTACAGATTGCTCTTAATTGAGCAGGAAATCCGACCAGGCATAAAGCCAGGGCGGCGTAGGAGCACGTGGAGGGATCCACGTACACGGTCTGACCTTAAAGCGTACGCTTTGTGTGTCAGTTGCCTCAGAAGTACTCAGTGGGGAATACCTCCTCAGTACGAACCAAAGCCGATATGGCAGGAGGCCCCGAACCTTTCGGACCGGAGATCTTACCACATAGCCCCGAGCGGTCTGGATATAGACCCTGCGATCTTGCAGGCCCAGACGCGAGGATTGTTCCTTGAACTCGGACTTACTGATCTTATTACGGATCAGAGAGAGGTTGTACGCATCCGAAGGCGTGATGAAGACTCCACGTTGTGTGGATTCATGCCAAGGATGGAGGAGTAGGTCCGCTTCAGTGACCTGAGCTTTAGCCCAGGTCCATAGCAAACCATACGGCATCGAAACCTCGACTAAGCCATTTATGAGGTGGCAAAGTTCCGGTTTGGTAAGGTCGTCGCTCTTCCGTACAAAGTACGGTCGAACATTATGACCTTCGAAGTAGTCGCTCCCGCAGGATTCCCGAAAGGGTCCTTTGGAAAACGACTTCTCTTCGTTTACCACGAAGCCGCAGTAACCCAGCAACGCAACCAGCTCATCATAGAGATCGGCCTCTATACAAATATCGTCTCCGTATACGGAGAAGAGTTCCGATCCTAGAGCTTTACACGCCGCTCCGAAAACCAAGGTTTCCAGAGTAAACGTGCAGCCATTACCCATGCTACTGAACTTTGCGTACGTTCCCGACCCAAAGTCCCCACTAAAACGTGGAGTCCGAAGCCGGTTCAGAAACATCGTCCAGTCCTCAGGAAAGAGGTAGGCAATGAGGTTACGAGGAAGCGTATCGGACGCCATTGACAGATCAACGGTAGCTATGCTATCATCAAGTGACCCCTTGCGGGCCAATTCCTGATTCTGTCTCTGGTTTCGAAGGTCTACCCCAAAGAACCACCTTAGGCGGGTCTTGAGGTAACCATCTACAGCGAGCTGAAAGGGAAGACTCCCCGTAGGCTCGGCTGCGATGGATCGATACGTTTTCCAGTTCTTCGGTACGGTGACTATCCGATTTTCACCGACCACTCGAATTGCACGCTCAGGATACCGAAAACCGATATACCGGAGGTACGCATCAAGTAGAGGCATACACCCCTCGCTCACAGAAATCGGAATCCCCATCTTCATGAAGGGGAACGACTTGGAACGCGGATGTTCAGAAGTAGCACCCGAAGTCACCCTTACTAGGTCAGGAATCTGGCCTATTAGGGAATCTAAGGGACCCAAAACACGGGCGATCTCGAACCGCATACGCCTAATAAGCGTACGCCGGGGTTCGCTCAACCGATGTTGCTGATCGTAGTAGTATGCCAATCGACGATTAGCAATCCTACACAACTTCTCAGCGCGCTCGAATGATGCCTTAGCTGCGTTAAAGCAGACGTCAGGATCACTGAGACTTTCGTTCTTCTTGAAGAAAGCCTCGACTTGCGCTAGGATCTTATAGATCTTCCAATCATGAATGTTCGATTGGAAATGACGGGAAACCTCGTCAGTAACAAGATCCAACCGGCGGGCACGGATGTGCCCAAGTAGTTTACCGGTCAGACTCGTTCCGAGTTGGCTCGAGTGGTCTGTCACGTAGAGTCTTGCCAGACCCCACGTGTCGATCGTCGTCTTGTTCATCTTGCCTCCTAGTATAGGATGGAAGATCTGGCATACCATGCCTTTGGAAAAGGCTATGAAGGTAAGCCAGTACGCATCTGAAGACGCCGCCCCAGAAAAGGGCGACGTGCCTCCACAGACAGCATAGGAATGCCATCAGTGGGGAGTTTCGCCAGGCCGGACAGGCCATGGCTAGGCTTTCAGATAACCCTGCGTGGTCACGGTGGACGCGAACTCATCCGATGCGACGATGTCGCGAAGGATGGCAAGCGCTGCCGCGATGTCAGCCGGGTCTGCCCCTTGCGGGTAGCGTGGGACGACTTCGAAGGACACCTTCTGTTCCAGCGGGTTGCCGTCAGTATCTGCCGTTCCGTACACCACCTTGACCGAAGTCTTGGCGATGTTAGAGGCGGCCGATCCCTGAGGAACCGTTCGATGCTGGATAACGACACGGGGCTTCATGACCGAATGATCGGCCAGGATCCACGTACGCGAGTTGCGACTGTCGTCGAACTCAGTCAGAGCAGTACTCATTGCTGCCATTGTTCATCTCCGGATGGACTGTTGTAAAAGCATCAATATATCACGGACTTTGTCCAGATCCATATTGATGTTGATTTGCGGGATGGTTTCAGGCGACATAGGCACACGCCAATTAAGGGTGGCCTGCCCCTGATAATCATAGACATAGGACGTCATGCCGTAGCTCGACGGGTTCTTCGGAACCGCCTTGCTTGACACATGGGCCTCTACCGTTACGGTAGAACGGAACGACGCTCCAGAGGTGAGATCGGGATGAAAGAACATCCCCGAGAACATCGTCAACGCTCCCCCTACATCGACAAACCAGTCGAAGACAAATGACAATTTCGTCATTTCCCACAGGGTAACGGCCGGGTCGAATCCAAATGACCTCGGCTTTATGGCACTCGCAGCATGGCCCCGACACTCCACCACCTGTTTGATGGTAGCAGTGATAGGAACCGTGTAAATGCTCGTGCTGAGCGTTTTCGTTTCGGAGTACTCGTTTTCGAACGTTGGAATCGTGAACCGTGAGGTCCAGATCGCCCGCTTTTCTTCGAGGTGCTCCAAAGCCTCCTGTATGCTCATAAGATCATACAGGAGCGTTCTCCAACCATACCTTGCTTCCAGCCAGATGCCGGCCATGTCCATTCCTGGACGCCGACGCCGTCGTAGCTCATCGAGCAGCTTCGCGAATCGCTTAGCTGCACTCTTGAACATGTCGATGGTTTTATCTAGCTCACCGGCAAACGTGAGGACGTCCCACTTAGGCTGCACCAATCTGGTGATAGCCGTTTGTAAGGCGATTTGACGTTCGTCGTGCTCAAATGCGAGGTCTTTTAAAGCCTCGTCAAGGAGTAGCCCATCCCACCAACTCGATGGAGTTGGATGGGGCGCATCATAGTATGCGACGTACTGACCATACCGGTCGTACTCCCACGTGCCAGAAATCCGTCTATCGACTTCATACTGGTAATAGTGGTTAATGGGCAGAAGCTCTCCGGCCTTCTTCTTCTTGAAGAAGTCAGGCGTCTCCGTATACTGCGTAATGCAGTAATCCCAATCACCCTGCGTAGAATACGTAGAGTTGGGTGGAGGGTTCGCCCCGGAGTAAAGTATGTGGCCGGTAATATTAACCGCGCCAAGACCACGAGTTTTCGTGATCATGTTTCTCTAACCTCCCGGTGCCTTGAGGAGGCACCGGACAGTCAGTGCCAGCGCTCGCAACACGCCAGCGTGTAGGTACAAAATGAACCTAGCAATGTCGTCATCTCGACGAGTTAGCTAAGTCGGCCCCCAAATGGGGGC